CCATTGAAATACAAAACATCTCTGTGCCTTGAAATTGTATCGCATCGAACAAACCTTTATCATCAAGGATTGCGACACTTCCTGTCAGATAGGGTTTATCTAGAGATTCAAACACATTGAACTCTACAATCTGATTCTGCACATTAAAAGATAACGCATCAAATCCACCCAATCTATCGGCGGATATTAATGCTTCGGTTATCTTATACTGTTGTGACTTATTTGTTGAGTATGCCACAATTATTCCTTCATAAATTTATTAAATTCACCAACCACTTTGACAATTGCATCGGGTTTCAATACAATTATTTGTTTTAGTTCTTCGTTTCTTTTCTCTAACCTGTCAAGGTTTGTTATTGGAGTTAGTCCACTAGGACTAGAATCTACATGCGGATTAATATCTTGGAAGTTTCCATTCGAGTCCTCGAAATGATGGACTGATAGATACTGAGGTGTTTCTGCAACGAGTCGTAAAGTAATACGTGAACCATCAACTTCCTGATACTCTATGATTTCTGTATCACCAAAATTATTCATGACACCCGCAGAGTTTTTATCTGCTTCAATAACAAGTTGTCCCAAATCAAGATTACGTTTTAGAATCTTACCTGTTGTACCTGAAGTCTGTCCTGTTACTACTTGACCTACAGGAAATATTGTAGCGAATGGTGCTTCACTTGTAACCACACGATTCGGCCATCTTTTCTTTGCATATGCATCTAATTCATGGTCTAAAATCGGCCATCCACTCTCTCGTAATTGGTCATTCATCAAATAGAATGTCCAATAGTACTCAGTCGTTCCATATAACTCTTGTGATAATGTGTCGGGTCTTTCTCCTGACACGATTGTATACTTGTTATAAAAAGAAGTTTGGTCTTTTATTTGGTCAATAATATCAACGTACTGAGTCAGATTGTTGAATAGAACAGGAGACTCATAATCACCAAATCGGTAATTAGTAAGACCAAAGTTTTTAAAGAATCTAGTTTTACTTGACATTAGAATCCACCCTCATTACCTTCTGCTTCATCTCCTTCGATATCTTCTCTTGCAAGAGTTCTTGATTCTTGGAACATTAATGACATTTCTACTTCTTGGAAATTTCCATCATCATGCATTGCTGAGACCGTAGGGTTGTAAGTTACATTAACATCACGTAAGAAGCATGGTTTTATTTTTGTTGCGATGTGTTCACCTTTATATAACACTTCAATCTTAAACTTGTTTGGAAAACGATATCCAATAGATATCTTGTTACCCGCAGACAAATCTAATTTTATGTTTTCAGGATATAGTTCTGTTCTGAAAAACTTGATAATCTGTTTTACCTCTTCCGCTTCTCTTGCTGAGGTTGCAATAAACTTAAAACTAAATGCGAACTCTCTTAGGTTTACACTCTTAAATAATACCCTTGTATTTGGATTAGATGTAACCTGACCCGCCGCCTTAAACGCCCCCGATATCTCATCAGGTGCCAACGCTGCCAGTTTCACTGTCGATAACGTAGCGATATCTTTATTTGCTGAACCACCAAATGCAGCTGACAGTGTTTGCATTCCACCATCAAAAATAGACTTCGCAACTGAACCACCACCTTTCAGAGCTGCTTCTACACCAGCACCCATACCACCAAGGTCAAAGTTCTCATAGTTTACTGTGTCTCGATATGCAAGACCTGTAGGCATATAAAGTTTTACTGAACGTCCAGTGTTGATAAGTTCACGTGGGCCCTCTCTTGTAACAAATACATTACCATTAAATGTATCTGCCTCTGCCTGTAATTCTTCTTTTGTTTTCTCTACCCCTTCTTCTGTAGTTTGTTCATCTGTTGCAGTGTCTATTATATTGCCTACTAAATTTTTGGTTGCATTAGTAACAAAATCTAACAAGTTTCCAAGGTCATTTTCAGGTTCTTTGAGTACGGTAAACTTCAATCTACCGAGATATTCATCGGGATTATTCAGAGGATACTCTAAATTTTGTCTTTGCCTTGTTAGTTTTTCTGCCTGAGTTATTTCTGCCATGTTAATTTCCGACTAAATAGTTGAAAGTCTTTCCTTTTATTTATAAGGTTTTTATGGCATATTCAGGTAGATATCGTGTTAAAAACACATCGAAGTACAAAGGTGACGTACAAAACGTCATCTATAGGTCGTTGTGGGAAAAACACACGTTCAAATGGTGCGATGACAATCCTAAAGTAAAGTCATGGTCAAGTGAAGAAGTGGTCATACCTTATCTATATGAGGTCGATAGAAGATATCATCGTTACTATATGGACTTAAAGATAACGATGACAGATGGCAAAACCATACTTGTAGAGATAAAACCACATAAAGAAACTCAACCACCTACAGGTACACGCAGAACGAGGAAGTTTATAACTGAAGCAGCGACTTATGTTAAGAACATGAATAAATGGGAAGCGGCAGATGAGTACGCAAAAGACCGTGGATGGCACTTTCAGATATGGACAGAGAAGACTTTATCCTCAATGGGTATCTTACCCAAGTCAACAAAACCTTTAAAACCTTATAAAAGACGAAAGAAATGATTATAAATAGTAGGTATGAACATAGAGATTACCGACAACGCAATAATCAAACTCCTTGAACGCAATGTTAAATCAGTTAGACTTGGGGTTACTGGCGGTGGTTGTGCGGGATTCGAGTACATATTTACTGAAGACCATGTAAGAGATGGCGATGCAGTAATTGATTATGGTAAGTTTAGTATAGTAGTTGACCATGAAAGTCAACCATACTTAGAGGGTATGACATTGGACTATGTAAAGGAAGGATTACAAGAATATTTTAAGTTTCTAAACCCACATGAAGTAAATAGTTGTGGGTGTGGCGTAAGCGTCACGTTTGATGTATAAATAGAAATATGAGTAATTTATTTGACAAGTTAAGTATACAGGCGTTCCGTGCGGGTATTACTCCAAGGACGGAAGAATCACGTGAGTGGTTTAGAAAGAAGGCGATGAATCTTCGTTCCATCAATCGTAAAGAATTGATGAAAGCAGAACAGTTACGCCAACGTGCATCTAGTCCACGTAGACTCATAGGGTCAATGCAGATGTTTTTCTATGACCCAAAGACCAAAGACACCTTACCATACTATGATAGGTTTCCTTTAATTGTTGTAGTTGGGCCAGCGCCCAAGGGATTCTACGGATTGAATCTACATTATCTTCCACCCCTATTACGTGCGAAGATGTTAGATGCACTTATGGATGTCGCATCTAGTAAGAAGAGTGAGGACGCAAGATTCAACATCCGATACAAGATGTTAAAGAACGCACAGAAACTAAGATTTTACAAACCGTGTTTTAAACACTATTTGAATGCACATGTCGAAAGTAAGTTTAGTGAAGTTCCCGCACCTGAGTGGGAAATCGCTACATTCTTACCGACTGCTCAGTTTAAGAAGAGTAGTAAACAGAAGATATATGCAGATTCAAGGAAAATGATAAACGATGCATAGTATAGACGATTTCAAATCTGAAGTAGGAAAGGCAGGTGGATTTGCAATCAATAACCTGTTCAGAGTATTTCTACCACCACTGAAAGGTGATAGTAGAACTATGGATGTACTATGTAAAGCGGCATCTCTGCCAGGCAGACAAATCCAATCACAAGAACATGTTATAGGTCTTGTACAGAGAAAACTTGCAAATGGATATATCGTAGAAGATGTATCACTGACATTCTATTGTATGAATGACATGAAAGTAAAAAACTATTTTGAAGATTGGCAGGAACTTGCAGTAAACAGAGAGAACTATGAGGTGGGTTACTTTAATGATTATACCCATCCAGTTATAATTCAACACATCAAGAAAGGTGTTGGATTTCCAGTAAAGAAAAAGAAATTATTTGATTCGGGTAAACTACCATCATCTATTGCGGGTAGATTACCAAGATTGGGCCCTCTAGACTTAGCACAAGGTGAGTTTGACCTAGACTTTATCACTGGTGATAAAATCACTTATACTTGTGTACTAGATAAGGCGTATCCTACATCATTGCAGGCGATTGAATTGACGAATGATGCAGATTCAATCCTTGAGGTAACAGTTCAGTTATCATACAAGGATTGGTTCAGTAGAAAGGGAGACCTTGTTACTGAAAATGATGGTTTCGCAGAAGGTCTTGCGGGACAATTGATTGCTAAATTTTTATAATTAGGAGATTATAATGGCATTACCAAAACTGAATACATCACCAAAATATGAAACGGTGATTCCATCTACGGGTAAAACCGTTAGATTTAGACCATACCTTGTAAAAGAGGAAAAGGTCTTACTTATGGCATTCGAACAGAATGACCCAATAGCTGCGATGAAAGCAATTATCGATACGATTGTTGTTTGTGTAGACGGCGACCTTAAACATACAGAACTTGCAACGTTTGACGTGGAGTATTTGTTTACTCAGATTCGTGCAAAGTCTGTTGGTGAGAAATCACAGATTAATGTTAAATGTACAAACTGTGAACACTTGAACTTGAATGAAGTAGATTTATCTACAGTAAGTGTTGACACGGTTGAACCTGAAGAAACAGTCGTTGACTTAGGTGACGATATTTTTGTTGAATTAAAATATCCAACTGCATATGACTTGATATCACTACAAAACCCTGATGAATCTGCTTCTGAAACTTTAGTAGCAACTATAGTTGCATCCATCGATGGTATTCAAACTGAAAAAGAACGAATCGATGCGAGTGATGTATCTAAAGAAGAACTAA